ATCGTATTCATCTTCAATGTCACCAACGATACCACCACTAGCGTAGTGAGAAACACCGACAGCATTCATAATCTGCTTAGTTTCTGCACCGCTGTATACACGAGTACCTTCTGGTAAGAATCCAGTCCAGTTACGTTGTTGGCTCATAAATAAATTACCATCAGGGGTTTGAACTAATTCTTTCCAATCAGGGCCGTCGCCATCATTAATAACCGATAAGTGACGATGTACGGTACCACCTTGTGCAAAATGCACCTTACCGATAGTACCTAGTCCGGTATTATGTCCAGTAAAGAAGCTCCAAACTTTGTTAATACCATTGATACCAGCATTGATAACATTGATGACACCGTTCATACCAACTTCAGCGGCTTGCTTAATGCCATTCCAAATTCCTCTGAAGAAGCCAAGCATAGCATTCCAACCGCTAGTCCAAACGCTACTAATAGCTCTCATACCGTTTGAAATAGCACTACTTAATTCACGCATACCAGCAGAACCGAATGAACGGATAGTATTCCATATTCCTCTGAAGAAGTTACCAATGGCATTCCAACCGTTATCCCAGAATTTGTCGATTGTCCTCATCCATGAATTAATGGTTTTGCCAATATTCTTCATGCCATCAGAAGCATGGTTTCGTATATCTTTCCAAGCTTTTTGGCTCTTCTTAGATACATTCTTCCAATATTTATCCCAATCTTTCTCACGCTGTGCTTGAGCACGTTGCTGAATCTTACGGGTTTGATTGGCATTGTTTTGGTATTCCTTTTGGGCTTGCTTGAATCGCTTCTGCAAGTCCTTTTCCCACTTGGCATTGCCAGTCATACCGTCCCATAAGGATTTACCCCATTGAGATACTTTCTTTTTGAATGCTTTACCGTCACGATCAAATGCTTTATTGAGTGCCTTAAACTGATTAACAATTGCTTTATCCCAACTAGATTTACCCGTAAAGACTCTCTTTATTGATTCACCTAGTCGATTTACGGCATCACGGAATGGCTTAATGTGCTTATAAGCTAAAACAAGGGCACTAATTAAAGCTGTAATGGCTATTACAATCAAACCAATTGGATTAGCGTCCAATGCCACATCAAGAAGTATTTGAGCAGTACGCATTGCCTTTGTTGCTGCTTCCCACAGCTTAGTTATACCTGTAACTGTATTAATAGCTTTCCCTATGCCACTAATAACAGATGTAACGGCGCCAAAAGCTAACATTACACCTTTTACAGCGACTAGTGGTGCTAACAATGCACCAATAACCATACCAATATTTTTGAAGGATCCATGAATATCTCTTAAAGATTTGTTGCCACTACTCAAACCCGGAATTTTGCTTATAAATTTTGCTAATGCATTTACTGCGCCTTCAATGACATCAGCAATTAGTTTCATTTCTGATGTAAATCCATGCCAAACTCCACTAGCAAGGCCACTAATTGCCGTACCTAAAACTGCATTAAATGGTTGAAAAGCTTTGACAAGATCTGTTACAGCCCTAGAAGCATTACTGAATGTTTCAGCAGCTGCTTTACCGAAGTCCTGGAAGCCCTTTTTAGTAGCAGGATCAGTAGTCCACTTAGCAATGGCTCCTACTAATGGATTTCGAGCTTGGAACAAACCGTTTTCAAGTGAGCCTACTAGTCGTGGAATCATTGAATGAATCGTACGGAAGGAACCCCACGTGGTTTGCATCATGTTGTCAACGGCGTGCTTATACTTACCAGAATTACCCATTTGCTCAAAGACTTCTTCAAGGTCTTTACCGGTAATCTTCCCGGCAGAAGCCATTTTCCGCATGCCAGCAACAGTAGTGTTGAAGTGCTTAGCCATTCGTTCATCAATCATAGGTAAGTACATCCCAATTTGATTAATTTCACCCTTAGTGACTTTACCAGTGGCTAATCCGTGAACCATATCTTGTTCAACTTGAGTAAGCTGTTGGCCTGATAAACCAACAGCATCCCCCATATTTAGCATTGCTTTAGTCATGTCGTCGGCTTCTGATTTACTAGAGTGCAAGTGATAGAATCCTTGTTCAAGCTCATTGATAGTATCAGTTGCTTGCCCTGTTTTAATTGACAAGTCGTTGATAGTGTCAACCATACCTTGTGCTTGATGAGCTGAGCCCGTAAGAGTATGCCAAGTAGCAAGCATCTTTTGCTGTTCAGTATCGAATTCCATACCAGCGCCTGCGGCTTCTTTTAGGCCATTTCCAATAGCATAAATGCCGTTAATAACTGCTCCACCAGCAAATGTACCGGCCATAATCGTCTTCATATCTGAAAACGATTTTTTTGTCTGATTAGCTTGATTTTGAGCATTGTGTAATGCGTTTGAAACGTGATCCTTGATTGAAATAGTCGTGGACTTTTCAGAAGGAATGTCCGTAATTTCCCTAGTCATTACGTGTAGTTTGGTATCGTCAAACTTAGCTTTTAAGTTAACGACTTTTTGCTTAGGAATCTTATCTAAAGATTCTGTTGTCATACGAACATGACTCATAATATCTTCAGTGGCTTCACGAGCTGAATTTTTCAGTGAATCAGCATTACTTTTAGCTTTGTTGACAGCTTCAGTAGTCTTTTGTGCCGCCTGTTCAGCATCATCACCAGCTTTTTTCCAGTTAGTGCCACTATTTCGTACTTCTAACCCAGCTTGTTTAGCCGAGTTTTCCGCTTGATTCATAGCTGCACGGGCTTGCTTAACGCCTTCTGTCACTTGATTAATGAATTTCCAAATGAATTCCTTTGTAACTACCGCAGTACTCATTTAGGCCGCCTCCTTTCCTACTTTGATTGCTAAGTTAACCATTAAGAATTTGTGACAGAAGTTGTTGCTTACTTCTTAGCAGCTTTTTGTTAACCTTTGGCTTTTCGTTAACTCCTACTAAGCGCTTGGACTCTTCAGTATTACGCTTATACAAGTCTTGGAAGAGCTTTTGCAAATCGTTCTGCTCAATCCCACTCATATATGAAACTTGTGGGGTTTGCTTGCTGAATAGTATTTGCTGTCGCTGGTCAGCTAACTGTAATTGGTAGCCTCTCTGAACTGCCTTAAATTCTTTAGGAGTTAACTCATCTAATTCTGCTGGAGTAAGACCTATTCTTCTGGCTTCGATGATGATTCTTGAATCGTCAACAGGCTTTGAAGCTTGTTGGTTGTCTCTTGAACCTGTTCCATACCGATTTGGTATTGGTCTTTCTTGTCTTCGTCCGTCATTGAAGCGATGTGCTTCTCCATCGTTGAACTCAACTTGTCGTTGCTCTTGATAAATTCGCTCAATTTCCGGGCTAAAAAATCGTTTTGCTTCATGTCTTCAATGATTTCATCAAAAGCCTTTGAAGTATCATCATCGGATGCAAAAACAGTTGATTCTAGTGCTGCTTCAACCGCATCTTCAGAAGGTTGATTGCGCTTGTAGTAAGCAAGTGAGTGGTAATAGGTGGCAACAATCATGTCAACATTGCCATCTAATAGACCGTTGATAAGGGCTGAAAAGCCACCTTGATTATTACCCTTCAGGTCTTCGTCCTTGTTAACTTGCTTGTAGAAAGCGTAATTAAGCTTTGGTGTATAAACTGCTGGTTGAGCGTTTTGATTTACTTGAATTGTTAATGCTTGCATTGATTAATCCCCCTAGTTAGTAGCTTTTGGCAAACCACTTGCTGACTTGTTGTTATTAATGTATTCATCTAGTGGATCTGGTGTTGGATCCATTGTGCCACCCATATCAGTGTTATGAGCGTAATCGTAAAGTTTAAGACCGATTTGATAGAGACGTGGGTCAAGTTCATCTTGCTTAGTTACACCTTCTTGAGTATTACCATCGATGTTGTAGGTAATATTTGAGTGCAACAAGTTGTTAACGGCTTCTGTTTGTGGGAATCCGTTAGGATATGCCATTCCAAAAGTACCAGGGACAACAAACTTAGTAGGGTCTGTTGGATCTGCCGTCTTACGGTTAAAGTCGAACCGGAAAACGCCCATCCGTACTTTTTCTTGAACACAACGCTTGATACCCCGAGCAACATAGCTGTCGCCCTTAGTGAAGTAACTATCAACAACAAAGGTTTCAGCAGTAGCACCAGCGGCATGTACTGTACCTTGCTTCAAGTTAACGTTGCTTGAAGATAATGTATCAGTTGTTGAAGTAGCTGCTTGCAAACCTAACAAATGAATTAGGTCTTTTTTCTTGTCCCAAGGGAACATGCATCCGTATACGATTAAATCAGCGTTGTTCATTTCGTTTGCGTTGATGTTGGCGTCTGTAGTAGTAAA